TGTGCGCCAAGTGTAAAAAAATACGAAAAATTATAACCAAAATCATTGCAAGGAGAAAACGCAAATGAGAATGACTGAAATGATACCAAACTCACCTATTGCAGTACAGAAGTCTGTACGTAGCGCAAAAGGCCGAGTTTTAACATCGGGTGATGCAGGAAAAATCCTGCCACTGAAGTATGAATGGTTACACCGCGAAGACGGCGTGCGTAGCGGTAAAGTTAGAGTTAACGTGGAAATGATGGAAACATCAGAAATGTTAATGAACGGTGTTGGCGTAACACTTTACGCACATTTCGTCCCAATGCTTGCATTTGACCGTTTTAACGGATCAATGGACGAATTAAACCGATCATACAAAAAAGAAAATGGAGCTGCGGGTAGTGTAGTACCATTTTTTGAGACTAATAAATATTGGAATGGTGGTGAAGGTGCTGCAGGCATTAGTAATTGGGCTGAATATGGTGAAGATGCTGATACTACTAGTGCATATGGAATTGCACAATTTTATCAAACAATGGGAATACATATACAAGCAACGAATTGTAATACAACACCAGTTGAAGCATACAATGCAATTGTTAACCATAGGCGCAAAGCAAGATCCAAATCGTTACCTTTAAGAAACGCATTTGATCACAATTTAGCTGATGCTTTTTGGATTAACAATGGAATGCAAAATATAGTTCCTGATTATGATCAGAATTTAATTGACGGACAAGTAACACTTGCCGGATTAACATTTCAAGCGCCAATTAAAGCTCCAAAAGCGCGTGGTGATGGAAATGCAATTGATGCATCTTTAAATCAAACAAATTCTAACGCACATATGGCTCCGGCTATGTCGGGATCTGATTTGATTGATGAAGGTGACATGTATTTATTTGAAGATATATATGCTGAGTTATCAACAGGCGGAAACGCAACAATGTCACTTGCTGACATTGAACAAGCACGCAAAACAGCGGCATTTGCTAAATTAAGAGCAAAGTACGATGGGCTGGAATCAGAGCACATTATCGACTTACTTATGTCTGGAATCAGGGTGCCTGAGGAAGCATTAAAACAACCAATATTATTGGGTCGTCAACGTGCAATGATAGGATTTAATCAACGTTATGCAACAGATGGCGCAAACTTGGATAAATCAGCTACAAATGGTATGGCAACTATTGATATGTCATTTAGAACACCAGCTATGAATACTGGCGGTGTTATAATGATCTGTGCCGAAATTGTTCCCGAACAGCTTTGGGAACGTAAGAAAGATTATTTCTTATATACAACAGATCCAGATACTTTACCTAACTATCTCACAGATTTTCTTGATCCTGAACGTGTGTCCGTGGTCCAAAATGATCACGCTGACGTAAACCATGCAACACCAGATGGAACATTTGGTTATGCACCACTTAACCATGAGTGGCAAAGAGATGCTGTAAACGTAGGTGGTAAATATTACCGCCCTGCAAATGATGCATTTGACGAAGATCGCGCAAAAATATGGACAGCAGAAGCAACAAATCCAACATTAAATGAAGACTTTTATTTATGTTCAGGTTTGCACAAGAAAGTTTTTGCTGACCAGGTTAGCGACAGTTTTGAAATTACATGTTTATCGGACATGCAAATTGTAGGAAACACCGTATTTGGTGCAGGACTACAAGAAACTGACGCAACAAGCGATTACGACACAATTACTTCACAAGTTGATTCCTCACGTATCGTGAAGTGATAAAAAGCAGGGGAGTCCTCCCCTCCCCTGCTCATTTTAAAAAGGAAAAAAGAAAATGAATAGAATAAAACACGGTAATGTTAATAAGTGGACTGCAACAAAAGCAGGGCAAGTGATTGAGTTTGCATCAAGCAAACCAAGACACGTTAAGTTTGAAATTACAGCAAACAGTAACATTGAAGTTTGGGTTGCAAGTGATGCAAAAATGTCACAACCCGTATTGGTGGGAACATCAAACGGAAAAACTGAAATTCAGTACACAGCACCTGCAACAACATATGTGCAAATAAAAGCTGAAAAAACAGCTGATATATTTGTGAATATACCAGACTTGGATCAAGCAGTTGAAAATACTGATAATCCAAGTTTTACTTCGATAGAGCCACGTGTAAATAATTCAAGTGAGTTTGATCGAATGATGGCGTTTATGAAACACAATGAAACGCAACGCAACGCACAGCTTGAGGCCGAAAGAGCCGCATTAAGAGCTGAAGTTGCAAAAATTAAAGCAGAAGCGGAAACAGTAGTTGAAGCGCCAGTAGAGGCAGAAGCAGAAGATGCAGGAGAAACCCCCGACTAAGTTTCTACGCTGGATACGGTTCATTGACCGTATCCAGTTCTGGCACCGCGATGAGCTGGTGCACAGAACACACGTAGAAGCGGCACGATCGTTAGCAGAGCCAAACGCATCGAAATCACTCTGGGTTAAAATTCAGCAGACAGAAAACGACTATAGAGGGGTACACCCTGACATAGTCGAGTTTTGGAAAGCATTTTCCAAAGCAATGAAGCGACGTAATATTCCAATACGAGCGTTTGAATTTGTACGCACTGCAGAACGGCAACAGGAGTTATACGAAAAAGGCAGGAGCAAAGCATCTGCCGGATTTGGCGCACACCAATATGGAATGGCGGTGGATATAATTCATGCCACACGTGGTTGGAATTTAAGCAAAAAAGAATGGGATTGCATGGTTGCAATCGGCAAAGAAGTTGCGCGTAAACGCAATATAAAATTGGACTCAGGACACGATTGGAATTTTTGGGATCCAGCACACTGGGAAATAGAAAATTGGCAAGAAAAAGTAAAAGAACCATTTTAAAAAGTAAGTTGAATAACTTACATCAGGCAAACGGAACGGAAACTCCACATATTGGAGTTCCGTTTGCCGGCGTTATCTCCCTACCCTTGTTCAGATATACCTTTTGTGACACTTTTTTCGATTTTAGAGAAAAAATTGGAGCAAAGGAAAGCAATAAGAAGACAAACGTATGTGTATAAGCCCATGTAGATTGGACAACAACCAAGAGGTAGCATGCCGAATGTGTTGGCAGTGCAGAAAAAGGAAAGTATCAGATTACGTTGGTCGATGTATTGCAGAAGCGAAAATGTCAAATAAGACATTTGCGGTAACATTAACGTATGACGGAGACCAAGGCGTTAATGCAGTAACGTTAATTTATAAAGACGTTCAGGATTTTCTTAAAAGACTGCGTAAAAAATATAAATGTCGTTACATAGTCACTGGAGAATACGGAAGTGCAAAAGGACGTTCACATTGGCATATAATACTATTCTTTAAGGATAGTTGGCCAGAAGTGACGTCAAACAAAAGGGTAGATTGGAAATATTGGAAACATGGTTTTAGTTATTTTCAAGAACCGGACTGGAAGGGTTTTGAATATTGCCTGAAATATGTTCTGAAAGATCAGACATCAAGGCAAAGTGATAGCCATTTGGCTATGAGCAAAAAACCACCACTAGGCCACGAGTTTTTTCAACAGTTAGCGAAGCAACATGTTGAACAAGCCCTCGTTCCACAAACATATTTTTATAAGTTTGGAGACGTAAGGGATTATAAAAACAGAGAAAAAGGGTTTATGATGCAAGGAAAAACAAGAGAAAATTTTATGGAAACTTTTGTCAACGAGTGGGAGGATAGATACTCTCACGAACCGTTATCGGAATTAGTAACAGACTATTACGACGATATAACGGAAATAGAGTACACGGACGAAGAACTGTACGAAAGATTGCATTATCAACCTGTAAAATATGTAGAACCTTGGATCGAAGGCCAAGGAGACGGAATATTTAAAGATATAGAATTAGTAGAAGCAACGTATGACGGAATACCAATATGTTATTGGGATAATAAAAACAAAACAGGCATACATATAGTGACGGAGAATGACGAATGG